CGACCTTACCGATGTATTCCCCGAGGATGTCGCAATTCAGTCATCCCTAGAGTCCTTCGAAGACATTGTGCGCATCAACTTCAAGAAGCCTGCCCAGATGTTTGCAGAGACAATTGGCCCCCATCTGGTGAAGATCATGCACCATGATGAGTCAGTTTTTGGTGAACTCAACATGCCAGGGGTTGATTTCCAGAAGCTATGGAAATCTGATATTTCAGACAATACAAAGAATGCAATTTTCTGCTACCTCAAACAACTGCTGCTGCTCTGTGCCCAGAAGTGAGAATGCCAAAATGATTGGCAAACCATATATGTAAAATTTAAGGATTAAACTTGGAATGTCATAAGATAAAGATAAGTCAGGAGACCTGCCACCAGGGCGTGGACAAGCAGACCAGTCACTGTAGGGGCACCCACCACCACAAAGGGCATGTTTAAAGCCTTGCCGATGAAACTATCGGTAACCTTGTATGTCACGGGAGAGCCTACAATTAGGAAAACAACCATGACGAAAAGCACGAGCTGAATCTTTACGGGCAGCATTTGTGTATAAACCAATACAATATTTTTTATTACGTTAAATTCTAAAAAAATTTATATGTTAAGAGTATACACCATGGTCGCCAATAACAACAAGAAGACTTTCATCCTAGAGGACGCTGCTGGCAAGGCAATTGGCACTTTCACCGGTGCCTCCCCTGGCATTGCTGCACGCAAGGCTGCTACCAAGGGCCACAAGGACATCATCCTCCGCGAGACCGGTGTTCATGACCGAGTGCGCCTCTATAAGGGCGTTGTGGAGAAGATTGACCCCCCCAAGGAAGTCATGATCGGCGGCAAGCCCGTACTCATCGCCAAGGAGTCCAAGGCCAAGTTTGTCAAAGTAGAGATGAAGGAGGGCAAGAAGCCTGCCAGTTCTTGAATAAAATATTGACTTCGTATATACAATGGCTCCATCAAAGTATGTTTACACTGGAAAGAAAGATGCTAAGTCTAGGATGATCTTCAGAGGGCCCAAGGGAGGTTTGTTCGTACGCGGACCTTCAGGCAAGAAGATTGCTCCTGCAACAGGACCTGTTCGTGCCAAGAGCCCAATGCGCCGTGCAATGAGCCCTATGCGCCGTCGCTAAGCTGAAATTTTAGTCTATATAACCCTTTTGAATGTGTTGATTACATTTTCAAATTTACACATCTTTTTTCTTGGGCGTAAATGTAGTCAATACACGAGAAACATCTCCAAAAGCATAATCACACATTGCAACTTTCTTCATTAAAGCAATAAAATCCTCATATGACATTGTTTGTTTCATAAAGTTGCAGTCACGACAAGCAGGCACACAGTTTGATATAATATATCCTATAGCAGGGTCATAGTTGACACAATCAATGCCATTTTGATGTTTTAGTGTTGTTGATCTTCCACAATATTCACAATCTTTAGATCTAAGTTCCTCAAATTCTTCCTTTGTAAGATCAAAAATCTTATTATTTTTTAGTATAATATGTTTGTAGTCGCAAAATTTCTGTTTGCAAATTTGAGACCATTTATCAGTGATCTCACCATAATCACCATGACATAAAGATATTTGTTTAGCACGCTCTATAAATGTAAGTGGGTCTACTTGTCCTTTGCTCTTGTTGCAAATACTACAGCAAGGAACACAATTTGACAGTTCATAACCAATTGAACTGTCAATACGATCAATGCCACTGCGTCTGATTGCATCTTCCGTTTCCTTACCACAATATACACAAGGCAAGTCGGTCATACTCATAATTTCCTCATCAGTCATTGTCACAGACATGCCACGACTTTTTGCACCAATTAATATTTTTTTCTTTTTCCCTTCGCGGCTATTTGCATATGATCTATTCTGTGCTCTAATTTTTTCGGGATTTTCAGCACGTTCTGCTTTTACCTTTGCTCTTATATCTTCCTTTTTTTCAGCATATCTTGCATTTGCATTTGCTTTTTTCTTCTCAGGATTTGCAGCATATGCTTCTTTTTCTTTTTTGCTTATCTTTTCTTTATTATTTTCTCTATACAAACGAGCTTTTTCTTTGCATTTATCACACTTCTTAGTAATTTCTGTATGCATCTTACCACATTTAATGCATTTTGAAACAATGTCATCACTCATTTGTATATAAAGATATACACACTATCATATTATATGACAATATGACGATATGCATGATTTTCCGTGGCCCTAAGGGCGGTCTGATTGTCCGCGGACCCAGTGGAAAGAAAATTGCCCCTGCAACAGGATCTGCTCGCGCCCGGTCTCCCATGCGTCGTGCCATGAGCCCTATGCGTCGTCGTTAAGCTGTAAATTTAGTCTGTTTTGAAAATGATTGATATCATATTTCAAACACAAAAACCTTTGCATTACATATTCTTTACTGCTTTCTTTACATTTGCAGACTTCTTTGCTGCGATGGAGTTGAGTCTCCGCATAGCATTTTCTGCGCGCATCCTGGCTGCCTCTCTGTTTAGCATCTCTGCTCCCTGCTCAAGTATCTGGCGTTTTGCAGACAGATTCTTTGCCTTTGCTTCGAGAGTCTGGCGTTTTGCAGACAGATTTTTTGCCTTCGCCTCAAGCTGCTTCTTTGTGAGTCTCCCAACCGAGGGTTTGCTCTTCCTACCAGAAGAGGTCATTACAAATTCTCCCCCGCGAGGTCCCTTGAATATTGCCCGACCCTTTGCGTCCTTGCGCCCTGTGTTCTCTGCCTTTGCCATTGCCATTACAAATGTAATAGATTTTTTTACATGATCAAAAGAACTCAGATACTTCAGTCTTGGACACCTTGAAAAACTTGGGGTCTGGTGTAGAAATGTCCAGTCGTTTCAGAGAAACTGCCAATGGTTGCTGCTCTTTCTTTGCCGCCAAGCTTGTGGCATAACTTACACCCCGCTTGTCAAGTTCCGCCTTCGCAATACCTTGCTCCATATGCCCTCTGCAATACCCGCCAGAAACGGCTTGCCGCGAACAAGGTTTGTTCTTTATCGTGTGACCCTTGCACACCTGTTTCCCAGTTGCAAGAACTGTGTGTGCCTCCACAATGTCGTCCTTGTACTCTGATACAAGTTTAGAAAAGTCCAAGTTATAGTCCTGTGCGACCCTGAGCAACAAATCATCTACTGCTGCCGACACTATGATGCCTGCGCATTCCTCAAGTTTCTTAACGCCATTGACTGCCTCGGTCAAAGCAGTAACGAACCTAGAATCCATTTATGATACATCAAGAAAACTCAATATCTATACACCAGTGTGTCGATATATCAAAGAGTCGTAGAAAGTACGATGGCCTCGTCAACAGCATTGGCAAATGCCTTGGTACCGGCAAACTCAAGAACTGCCTCACGGTACTTGGCCACGTTCTGGCGCATACCTGAGATTTGTTCATCACTTAGCGAGTCAATCAGTTCCTGGAGCTTAGCACCAGTGTCAATACCACGTTTCTTCAAGTCAAAGAAAGCACCATCAGGCCCCTCTGGGATGAGGTCAGAGAGTTTGTCAAATACATTACCATAATAAAGAGGAATGCAACCCGCACTCAGAGCATCATAGAACTTCTCGGACACATACCCCGGGGCATCACAGTTCTCGATGACAAGATCAAAGACAAAGTTCTGTTTGTGGTCGACAGAAGACTTGTCGTCGCGTGACCGGTGGTTTCCGTGACCGAGTTTGATGTTCACACCATCTGCTACTTCGGACCAGTTCATTCCAAACACGGTAATGTCCTTTTGACCCTTGACAAGGTCTTCGCGCAGGTAGTCCAGGCATTTTAGCTGGCACCCAATTACCGAATATTCCTTGTGGTTGAACAACTCAGGACGGCGCTCTAGCACAAGACCCACCGAGCGACCGAAGCCCTTGTTGTTGCGGAGCAGGATAGCCCTGTCGAGAGGGTCATCCAGAGTTCCATGGTGGCAGTTGTGCGGCGTGTACACAGTGGGAAAGTCAGAAGTCAACAGGGGGGTAAAGTATGTCAGGGCGACGTCAAAGTACTCCTGGAGGAACTTGGGAATGCTCCACTGACCTGTGTGGCGGATATTAGGACTCTCCAGGGTATATACAATCCTGTTGAGGTCCTTGCGCTCCTTTAGGAACTCCAGAGGGAGCTCTCCGGGGTTACACAGGCTCACGAGAACAGTAGACTCCTCTGGAATATTGGGGGCGTTGGTGAACCCGTTGAGCAGATTATACTTGCCACCATTGAGACCGTCAAGTCCGCGAAGAAGAGTCATCTGCCACTCGTGTAGGGCAAAGGACTGGCGAGAGTACATCTTCCGAGCCATTAGGAAGTCATCGGTCGCTTTCTTGTTGAAGTGGAAGATGTAGATATCTTGGAACTTCTCAAAGTCATAGCCAAAGTTCTGGTTGCCCTGTGAGAAAAACTCTGGCTTCACAGACAGGCCCGTGGATCCTAGGCGATACCCAAGGTGATGCTTCCGGATAACAGTATGGGGAGCACTCTGAAGCAGCACCTTGCAGAGCTCACGGTCTGGCTCGGGCTTTCCGGTGGGGTCGCGGAACCGTGCATTCCAGATTGGACCTGCCATGATGGCAAGATCCCTGTCCAACATATAGCAGGATGTGTCGATGAGGTAATTCCCTGGACCATATACTGCGTGGGAAATTCCTCCTAGGGACTCACAGTTGTCCTCCCCAACACGGTTTCCATCTGCGTCCATCAGATACCGCAGGCAATAACTCCACTTGGTTTTGTTGGAGATGAGCCCGCGGAGCAGATCCGCATACTGGGTAGGGGCCACGACATTGTCATCGTCAAGATATGCGACATAATCAGATGTCACGAGGAAAGGCAGAGAACCGTACACACGATGTCCGTTCCAACCACCGGCACCCACATTCTTAGGGAGGACAAACTTCACCACGGTGTGTTTGCCTTCGAACTTAGAAAGCACTAGGTCAACCTTTGCCTCGTGTTCCTTGCCATCTACAACAACCCAGTGCTCGATGTTGGGGAGGGTGGACTTCTGGACGGACTCAATGCAAGCCTCAAGGAACTTACCACCAGTCGTCGGTGTGATAACTGCGAGCTTAGGAAGACGCAACTGGCGCCTGTGATGCTCGAACAAGTTATACATGACACCATCAGGACCCTTAGAGTCAATCTCGATAACATCCTCTACCGAGGGGTCCAGTTTACCCCACTGGGAAGCATTACGGCAAATCGCAATCTTAGGGTGATCAAAAGCAAGGACGCTCAGGATGCTCTGGTCATGGCGACAGTCAATAACATCAGAGTCCTTGCCTGAGTCATTAACCATGTCGAGGTCTAGGCAAAAGTTCATGTATTGCTGGACAAAAGCCCTAGACTCCGGACAGTTCCTGTACACCTGGAAAGACGCCTCTAGCATGATGCTGTCACCTGCCTTGGGACCACCGAGGGAGTTGAGAATGGACTTCTTGGTCCACTTCTTTACGCGGTAATCATTTTCCTTGGCGCTCCAGTTTCCTAGCCGCTGTAGCAGGATAGGCTTGTCATTGGTGACAAAGTCTACATATGGCTGGATAGAACGCTCGAAGACCGTCGCGCTGTCAATGTAAACAAGGACCGCTCCGTCCTCTGTCTTGGCCATCACATTCCTTATGAGGAAACTCTTCCAGGCCCACCACCCAAAGCCACGGTTCCCATCCGCAAAATGCCCAGGGAAGGTATCCATCAACCATTGGATATCTTTAGGGCTGTATACATGGAACTCAGAAAACTCTCCCGTGGTGAGAGCGGAATGCTTTAGGGCTGCAGCGGATCCTGCGAAAGAGTCGGTGGCAAATGTGAAACCGATGACACGCATTGTTATAGCAAAGACTAAATTACAAAGAATTTAACAAACTGTATGTATCAACTTTTGTCGATATAAAACTATATCGACGAAACTGTGAGTATACCATAGAGAGAACTATGTATACTAGGATGACTTTTGTTCACTATGATGGCAGATGGCAGGGTCCAAATCTATTTGATGAGGAACAAAGACATTTGTATTGTATATATACTCTGACGTGCCAAGGAAAAACATATGTAGGGCAGACGTGTTGTACTAAGAACAGATTCAAGAAACATAGGTCAAAAAGTTCTACAGAGTGTAGATACATACGCGCGGTCATAGATAAATACGGTTGGTCATCTGTTATTGTTTCTATTATAGAAAACGAATTAACCAAGAAAGAGGCAGATGATGCCGAAGACTATTACATATATACATTTGATTCGCTGGCTCCAAATGGATACAATCTGACAACTGGTGGTAGTTCCACGGTTATGAGTGAGGAAACAAGAAAATGCTGGGAAGAAGCGATGGAACAATTGAGGAATGATCCAGAATATAGAGAGAAACACCTAGAAGGAATACGCAAGAACAATGAAGACCCTGAGTTTATTGAGAAACGTAAGGATGGAACAACAAAATATTGGGAAGATGAAGAAAATAGAAACAAGGAAAGTGATAGACGAAAGATATTGTATAAAACTAAAGGAGGGGCTTGTTTGAATACGGAAGAAGCTAAACAGAAGAAGTCAGACAAGATGAAAATATTGTGGCAAGATGCTAAGTATGTAGAAAAGGTAAAGGAAAAACAAACAGAAGCTATGTTAAAACTGAGGAAGTTTACAGATGAGGAGTTCTTAGAGGCAAATACACGTCTCAATGGTAAAATTCCTCTGTTGGCAGCAGAATTTGATGTTTCTATAACTACTATAAAAGAACATAGGAAAAGATTAGGTCTTTCTAGACCTTGGAAATCTCCAGAAACTTCTGTAAAATCGTAAATAAAGTCGCAGAAAATCACTAAAACCCATAGAAAAAACTCGACGTGTGTGTAAAAATGCGTTAAAATTCAAAAAAAAAATATTTACTAAAGATATAAACAAGTATGGCGGGAGGCTTGAGTCAATTAGTTGCATACGGTGCCCAGGACGTATATCTAACTGGAAACCCCCAAATCACATTCTTCAAGACGGTATACCGCCGGTACACCAACTTCGCTGTGGAGTCCATCCAACAGACGATCAATGGCAGTGTTGGTTTCGGCAACAAGGTGTCTACACAGATCTCCCGTAACGGTGACCTGATCACGGACATCGTGGTTGAGTTCGTGCTGACCAAGGTTGGCCCCACCTTCTACTGCGCCGAGCAGCTGCTACAGGATGTTGAGCTGGAGATTGGTGGCCAGCGCATTGACAAGCACTACGCCGACTGGTTCCGCATGTACGACTCCCTGTTCCGCATGGACAACGACCGTCAGAACTACCGCCGCATGACTGACTTCGTGAACGACGAGCCCGCCACCGCCGTCAAGCGTTTCTACGTGCCCCTGATCTTCTTCTTCAACCAGACCCCCGGCCTGGCCCTCCCCCTGATTGCCCTACAGTACCACGAGGTGAAGCTTTACTTCACACTGGCATCCACTGTCAACGGTATCACCGCTGTTGAGGGCGGTGCCTCCGTGACCGCTGTTGCCCCCCAGATGAGCGTGTGGGTCGACTACATCTTCCTGGACACCCAGGAGCGCACCCGCTTCGCCCAGCTGCCCCACGAGTACCTGATCGAGCAGCTGCAGTTCACCGGCTCCGAGACCGCCACCCCCTCC